TAGTGCGGATACTTTGGCGGCGAGTTCCTGAAAAGCCTTGATGAGACGCGGTGTGATGCGTCCGTAATCGACACACCATAAGTCGCTCTGAGTCACAATTTCTGGCGCATACTCGTTTACTTCCTGCGCCACCACGCCATAGTCAGTGTGCGAACCGTTGGATTTCCAATCGAATTGTCGAACTGGCATGGATAGAATTGACTGTAGTGCGCTAGGAGCCTCAGCTATATTTTCCTTGAGGCTAATATCTGATGTTTGGTTATATGCTACGGCTGTCGTCGTAATCGAAATGCTACCAATGAATGATCCTTGCCTTCCAAACCAGAACAATCCGCCATCGCTGTTGTTTCTGTTCGCAAAGTAAGAATAGTCATCATTGCGAGACGCTGCGATAAAGGTTGTTGATAAAGCGATACCAACAGTTGTGTTCGATATTCCGGGTGAAGAGCTAGTCGTCCCAACCAGCAGGTTCCCGCTACTGTCGATGCGGGCTGCGCTTGCGGGCGCTGCTCCGTCAACCAGAAATGCGTCGGTGCTGCCAGCCGTTCCTGCGCCCTTAACGCGGAAGGTGCCGCTACTGTCGATGCGGGCGCTTTCAACGCCGCCCTCAACGAACCCAATCGTATCAGCAGCCGGGAAATAAATGCCTGTGTTGGTGTCGCCGGTCGTCGTAATGGACGGCGCGCCAACGGTGCCTGCGGGGAAGATGGCCGAGGTCGTGAACGTAGGCGACGTGCCAAACACAAGCGCGCCCGTGCCGGTCTCGTCGGTCACAGCGGCGGCGAGGTTAGCGGATGACGGCGTGCCGAGGAACGTCGCGATCCCTGCGCCAAAACTAGAGATCCCCGTGCCTCCAGACGCGACGCCGAGCGGCGACGTAAGAGTAAGGCTCGACGCCGACATCGCCCGGCCTGCCGTCACATCGGCAATGGTCAGTTTCTTGGTGGTGCCGGACTGGACGATAGGCAGAACTTCCGTGCCGGCTACCGGGGTTGTAGCAGCAGGAAGAGCGGAGATCTTTACGTCGGCCATTTATCTATCCTCAGAAGGACGCAACGCGGTCCTGAAATGCCTTGATGCGGCTCTCCAACGCGACACGCTCAGCGTCTAGCTTGCCTTGCGCCTCGGCCATGCGAGTTTCACGAGCGTTAACCGCGTCCTCGCGGACCTTAACCGCAGCCTCAGCCGCTGCGACCGCCTGCTCGCGCGTCTTTACGACGCTCTCGAACGATTTCTCGCGCTTGGCCACGTCCTTATCGCGCGCGTCGGCGTCAGCCCTTAGCTTACGCGCCTCGGATCGGTCAGCCTCTGCTTCCGACAGAATCGACGCCGCCTGTAGCTTGGCGTTCGCCAGCTCGACCTTGGCCTTTTCACGGTCAGCCAGCGCTGCCTCAGCCGCGCTCAGCGCGCCCTGCCGCTTGGCCAGCTCGTCCCGCAATTCGGCCATCTTGGCCAGATCCTGCGGAAGCTGTTTCGTAAAATACTGGACATAGTCCATGGTGGGTGCGTCGTTCGATACGTTCATGGCGGCCTCAGACGTAATAGCTAATGTTGAGCTTGGCGCTGGCTTCCTGCTCAATAAAACGGATCTTCGTCAGATCGCCGTCATACTGGAGCGTGACCCCGGCCGCGAGCGGCATACCGACAGACGCGGTCGGCGCAACGCCGTCGTCCCGCCACCGAACGCCTTTCGATTCCGGCGTAATCAACGCAAAATTAGCCTTGGCGGTAAGCCCGGTCGACGGATCGCGGGTCGGAACGGTCAGGCCCGTGGAAGCGCTGAGAGTTGAAATTTGCTGATACCCCAAGCATGAGGTAATCGCTTTCAGGGTAGTAGCCACTTATATTCTCCTGCGTTCCGTGAACGATCTTAGCTCTATATATTTCTGTTCCGGGTTGGCAACGTATGTTATACTAGCATTATTGCCAACAACTGAATAGTCTCCGTTCAAAGCGATCAGAACGTGCCCGTAGGTGACGTTTATGCTCTGCCCGGAAATCGCATACGACCCATTCAGAACATATAGAACCTTACTTTTCAACAGGGTAGCGGTTTGCCCGGCTACCTCATACGACCCGTTCTGCGCCGTGAACAGATATTGAACGACCGCGATCAGATAATCGCCGTTCTCTGCGGTCAGATAGTTGTCGTCCTCCGTCAGAAGGAGGATATTGTCTGACATCACGTCGCCTGAAATACACCGTTAGTCCCGTCCAACGTAACCGTAACCGTTTCCGCCGCCGCCACAGCCTGACTCGACCCATAGTCCCAATAGGCCACGTTCGTGCTGGTCGTCGTGTCGGTCAGAACCGCGTATCGGAAGGAAAAGCCCGCGCCGGTCGCCGTCCATGTAGACGGGCTGTTCAGCACCAGCTTGAACGTGCCGCCCGTCTGCGTCGCAGATACGACCGTGGCGGGGTTGCCGCCGGTCGTGTAGCCGTTTCCGTTCGCGACCTCGGTAATCGTGCCCGCCGCCGCGTCCACGCCTGTGGCGAGCTTTATAGCCCACGAATCAGACCCTGCGTTGATGTTCTCAAACAGGTTCTCGATGGCCGGCTGGAACTTGTTGTAGCTTACTGTCGGCATGGTCAGGCCAAGAATTTGAGTTTGTAGAGAGTCGATAGATAAAGCCCGATGATCTCGTCAATCGTGTTCTGAATGGCAGTATCGTCGCGGTCGCAGACCTTATAGCGCATATCTTCGAGCTTTTTCAGCGAATCTTCAAGAAATTCAACGACATTTGCTGTTTTTTCGGCCGAATGCAGCGTAATCGGCCCGATCAGGCCGTGTCGACCCTGATACATTTCAGCCAAATCATCGGCTAAATCTATGATCTTGCCATAAAACGAGCCCAGAGCCTTGTGTTTGGCGTAGGATCGCGTGTTCAGATGCACGGAATGTGTAACATCCCGCGCCAGAAACAGTTGGCCTATGAAATCAGCGCAGCTCATTGCTCAAACCCCGGTAAAACCTGCTGCTGCGGCATAGACGGCACGATGTCGCCCATGTCGATAGCCGCTGCGATGGTGCCCTGCACGATGTCCTGTATCTGCTCGGGCGTCATGGCCGGCTGCGTGACCTGAATCCGCTTCGTCTCGGCTTCGTAAGCCTTGATCTGGCTGTTCTGCTGGTCAATCGCCAGTTTCTGCATGTCGTAGGACTGCTGGAGCTGCGCCACAAGGCCCGTAATCTGCTCCATCTGGTTGGCCATGTCGTTCATCTGAGCGCGCATCATCTGCGCTTCAGGCGACTCGTCAGAGCCTTCCAGCACCTTCGGATCGAGGATCTTGGCGAACCGCGCCGCCATCTCCTGCGCCCCCGGCCAATCCATGTTCTTGATGAACAGATCGCCCGCGACAGCCCAGAGCTGCGGGTTGGACTGGAGGATGGTCGACATCGCGTCCATGGACTCCTGCCGCTTGGTCATGTAGCTCGGGCCGGTCGTGACCATCACGTCATACAGACCGACGTTCGGGTTGTAGATCTTGTCGATGGTTTCGCCCGTGATCGGATCCTTGATGATCCGCACCGGCTCCGGCTGGCTCGGATTGATTTTTACCATCCCGACTTCGCCGTCGATTCCCACGATCCGCGCGACGCGCTGGGTGTCGTAGATCTTCGGGATAAGATCGACCATCTGCCGCGTGATGTAGCGCACCGCGCGGCTCATGTTGTCTACGTAATGGAAGGTTGACGTGTCGCCCTGCCGCTCGCGTGCCAATATAGCACGACCCGTTCTTTCGTTACTGGTCGCACCAATTGAACTGTCGTATTGACCCGTTGTCGACTTAATGTCTTCGCCAGCACCCATTTTCGCCTGTATGAGGCCGGTTTGCGCCAGAGGCGGCTGAGCGCGCTCGGGCAACGGCAGAGGGCTTCCAGCTCCGTCAGTAACATCCGGGTTGACCTCCAGATACGGCCAGTTATTCGTATTGGCCGTCTTCCACTGCATCTCATAGCCTTCAAACTGGCCGCCGTAGCCAATGAAGGGCGCTTTGGGGGCCAGCGCGAGCATCTCTGCTTCCTGACTGACCCAGTAGTTATACATGCGCTGCGCGTCTTTCGCGTTGCGCACCAGACCGGAGATGTAGAGCTGGCCGTCGACCTCGAACTCGTTACCGATGACGCGGACGACCGGGATCCACTTGCCCGCCCAGTCCCGCTCTTCGAGGATCTCGTAGCCGTTGGTCTTGACCCACTTCACCTGCCGGCGGTCGCTCTGCCGGCTACGCAGCGGCTTGCCATAGGCTGACTTCAGCCGCTTGTCCTCCGGCGTGCCGTCGAACGCCGTGATATTGTCCGGGTAGAGGTTCAACGTCGCCTTTTTATGCTCGACGTAGAAATACTCCGCGATGCGGATGGTCTCCTGCGACAGCCACATGCTCAGCGATTGGTCGCCGACGCCCTGCGCCATCATTGTCGAAACCGGCGTCGCGTCTGGATACAACCGCTCATACTCCGACTTGGCGATGTCTTCCGTGATAAAACACCACTCCGCGTCCGACCCGCACGGGTCCTGAATCATCGGGTCCATGTAGACGCTGAAACTATTCCTGACCCGGACAATCTTTATGTCCTGATCGAACGAGTCCTCGCGGCAATATTCCGTTATCAGGCGGATATAGCCTTCGCCGTATGTGACCTGATTGTCGCAGGCCGTGTCATAGGCCACGTCCGCGTCGGACAGATACTCAATATGCTTGATGATGCCGTCGAACACCTCGGCGACCGCCGGGTCCGCGTTCTCGTCGGCCGGTATGACCTTGCCCTGCGGCCGGTTCTGCCGCTGCTCGTTGGTCACGAGCCGGACGTGCTGCGGTAGCTTGTTGATCGTCAGGCACGGCCGCGCGTTGATCGTCTGCCCCTGCACCGAGCCGCGCGTCGCCAGCACGTCCGCCGGCCACTGCCACTGGTTGTCCGGCGAGCCCGCCATGAACCGCAGATCGTCCAGCTCGTCCTCGCGGGTGTCGCTGTAGGCGGACATCGCCACAGTGAAGCGATGCCGTAGCGTCGACAGGCGCTCGTCGCCTTCGTCGGCGCTGGCTACCTTGCCGGCGTCCCTGACATCACTTGCAGCCACTGGACTTGCCTTTCATCGCCGGCTTCTTGGCCGCCGCGCGCTTGGTCGAATAGGCGATGGCCACGGCCTGCTTCGGCGGCTTGCCCGCCTTGATCTCAGCCGCCACGTTCTTGCGGAAGGCGTTCTTGCTGGTGCTTTTGACTAGCGGCATCACGTCACCGTATGTATGATTGCGTAGTTGAGATGGACAGATTCAGAGTAAGCATTATTCGTGCTGTTCTTTATAACGACCGTAAACGAACCATCGCTTATAGCCGCTATAAATACGTTGTAAGCCCCTAAAGTGCCTCCGCTAGCGACGCTGATTACGACCACATCTTTAGTCGATACAACGCTACAACTAACAGTGAAAACGGCTTGCGCGCTGGGGCCTAGCTGTGAATTAGCAGTTATGATCTGGCCCGACGACGTATTTACAGTAACCGCCGTTGTTTTATTATTAGATTGCGTAACTACGCCATAAGCGCCCGCAGCATACCCGATCTGCCCTGTCGAAAGAATAGTGCGCGCGGATACTACATCTGCGCCAATAATATCTTGATCCTCGTAGGCTACGCCTATAGGTTTTGTATTGGGCACTTACTTCTTCCTCGTCTTGGCGGACTGTTTGAACGCCTTGGCGGTCGGCGCACCCTCAGCGCCCGGTTTGCGCATCTTCTCGCCCGAGCCGGCCTTGATTCGCGCCCGTTTGGCGTGGATGTTGGCGTAGAGCCCCGGTTTACTTGCCACAGTTCCACCTCCGCATTGACGCCTTAGCGCGGTCAGCGTTCTTTGATTTCGCAACGACGCCGCCCATCCGCGCGCAGAAGCTCGCCTTCCGGCCCTTGTCAGCCTCAGTCTTGGGGTTGGGCGCAGGAGCCTTCAGCTTGCTTCCCGTCGCCGCATTATACTTGGCCCTGCCCTTCGCGGTCAGGCCAGCGCCCGCCTTGGTGGACAGCTTCTCACCACGGCCAACAGACAGAGAAACAGATTTTTTAGCCATCAAGAGGCCATCCATCCAGATGAAATCGCCCCACCATAACTGAGCCGGCGTCTGTTGTCCATCGGCCGCGCCTCGCGGTGCGCCACGGGATAGGCGAATGTGATGGCGATAGCGTCGGCCGCATCTGGTGAGGCCAACCCCCGTGCCTTCATATCTTTCTTGCTCTCCAGAAAGATCGTGCCCTTTGAGTCCGGCTTCATCATCGGCCCGGTCAGATCAGACTTCAGGAAGCGGTCCTTCGGAATCGAGGCCGTCTTCAGCCACTCCTTCATCGCGCCCCACATCTCAGCCCGCTTGTTGCCATACATCAACGGTTTGACGGACTTCTGGCCGAAGTTCACCCCGCGCACCTTGTAGCGCTGCTCCTTCAGACGGTCCACGACGCCCGCACCCAGCCCACCCTCGTCAATGACTACAAGGGCCGGCCGGAACTCTTCTATCGCGTCGATGACCCGCCCCACCACCTCCATGGTGTCGTCGCCCCGGTAGCGCCGGATTGCGATGATGTCGCGTCCCTGCCTTACCGCGATGACCGTCGCATCCGCCCCGAACCGCGCCGGGTCCACCCCGACCACAATCGGCGCGGACGGATCCTTTGACGGCGCTCTTGCCATGGCTTCTTCAGCGAGCATGGATCCAATGAACTGATCGTCTGAGGCGTTGGGGAACTCTCCGTAGACCTCGACATGGGCTGCGCTGCTGTCAGGGCCGTATTCGTCGATAATCTGTTGATAAACGGCCTTGTCAGTTCCCTCCACGCTTCGGGCGTCAACAGTCTTGGTTCGCCAGAACTCTCGCTTGGAGTTGAAGCACTCGTAGAAATATCCTGAGTTGCGCCGGGGGTTGCTGAAAGCAAGCCAAAAGCGATTAGGAGTATTTTCCGTAAAGAAGCCTGCCGCCACGGACCAGATCGCATCGTCAATACCACTCGCCTCGTCGAATACGAGCATGACGCCCGCGAAGTTATGCACGCCCGCGTAGGCGTCAGGATTCTCTGCCGACCACAGCCGCCCCTCAACGCCCCAGTAGCGCGTGCCGAGCTTCAGATCGCGCTCCACGAGTTCTGCGATCCACTTGGCAGGGAGGACGCGGGTCGCGCTTACCTCGAACCAGTGGCTGTGCAGAGCCATGCTGAGCCACTTCGTAATCTCCGCCCATGTGACGCTGCGGAGCTGCGCTTCCGAGTTGGCCGACACGATGGTCGTAGATCCGATCCGGGTTGTCAGCATCCAGATCACCAGCCAGCTCACGAGGGCCGACTTACCGATACCGCGCCCGGATGACGTGGCCATCCTGAACGTGGAGAAGTCCAACTTACCGCCGTTGGCCTTGATGTGGTCCCGCAGCTCGATCAGCACCTCGCGCTGCCATTTACGCGGGCCGCTGTGGCCCTCCAGCGGCGTGCCGGGCTTACCCCACGGAAACGCCAGCCTCACGAACGTCAGCGGGTCGTCCTTCACCTGCGACGCCCATAGCGTCGCCATCAACCTCTGCTCGTCCGTCGCTGAGAAGATCGGCGCTTGCATCTATGATTAGCCCCTCGATGACGCGCTGCTTGGCCTCTTCCAGCGCCGCCGTGATAGATATGGTCTGGTTGACCTCAACCTGCACCGACTGCGGAGCGGTCCATTTATGCGCGAACT